TAAATCAGTAGCTGGGTTTAAATCTTCTTTACCAAAGATTGGGGCAAGAAACTCAATAGCTCCTAAATCTTTAAGATTTTTTCCAATAATCCCTGTGGTCAAGAAAGGATTTTCTTTTACAAGTTTTTGCGCTCTCTCAATTTCATCTGTAACAATTTTACCTGTTTCTTGCTGTGATTCTTTTTTTAATTCCTCTTTCTCCTCAAGAGTATCTAATTTTTTCTTAGCAGCTTCTTGTTTTAGGGCAGATGGAGAACCTTCTATCACTCTAGCAGTAATTTGACCATCGGCTCCTTTTGAATAAATATAATCGCCTATTACTCGTGAATCTGGCAAATTAAAGTTTTGGGTTGTTCCACCTCTTATAGACTTTAATATCTCTTCGTCAGAAGCGTTAGGATTTAGTTTTTTCAAAAACGCAAAATTCTTCATCAAAGCTGTAGCATCTGTGCCTTTTGGCTGTTTACTATTTCTTATTGATAAGGCTGTCGCTACTGGATTACTACTTGCTGTAATCAAAGACTTTTCTGTATTGGTAAATCCACCAGTCGCAAGTAATCCTTGTATAGCCTCTCTTCTTTTTTTATCCTCTTCAATTTGCTGCAACCCACCAAAAGTTCCAAGACCAGTCTGTACAGCTTGTCCTATTGGCTGTCCTTCCAATAGACTAACGCCTGTTGAGAGTAGTCCTAATCTTCCTGGAAGAGAGAGATTAGCAAGTGTATTGTTTAGATTGCCTAGCAAGCCAAGTTGTGTTTGTTCAACCATTTATATTAACCCCAATAATCCAAGTCCACCGCCAACTAATGCACCAACACCCCCTAATCCAAGAGGAGCTAACCCACCTAAACCAGACGCAAGTGAAGCTGGGAAAGCAGAGCCAAGAGTTGCTCCTGTCAATGCACCACCTAATCCACCAGCTAAAGGAGAACGACCAGGACTAGTTTGTGTAGACGTTCCCGCTGGTAGGGTTTGTCCTTTGTTGCCAATAGCTGCCAAAATATTATTAATTTGTGCCTGAGTTGCTTGATTTTGTGACGCTACTTGCTGCGCTTGTTGATTTAACTGAGCTTGCTTTAATTGTTGCTGTTGTGCGCCAACATCACCTAAGACCCCAAGTTGCTGTAACTGCAATTGTTGAAACTGCGGTAGTTGCGATGCAGCTTGTAAGGCTTGCGCTGTCTCTGTCTGTTGTGCGTCAGCTAGAGCTTGTGCTGTTTGTAGCTGATTTTGTAGGTTTTGTTGGTCAATTCCAGCAATAGATTGTGCTGCCTGTAATTGATTTTGTAGGTTTTGTTGCTGCACATCAGCAGCAGTTGTTGCACCTTGTAGAGATAACGCCCCACTTGCTTGTTGTGCATTAGCTAATGCTTGTGCTGCTTGCAATTGATTTGCTGCGTCTTGTTGGGCTGCTTGATTTAAGATAGGCGCAGCAGCACTGGCTACACCACCACCCAAAGCATCAGCAAAACTATCAGAGCCTAATCGACCACCCAAAGCATATTGGGATGTTGCTTGGTCAACCGCACCTTGTATAGCAGAGTCTAATTGCTGTTGTAAGAAGGGCGTTGTCCTTGCTTGCGTCAATCCTTGTAAAATATCAGTGTTAATGCCTGAACCACCAGCAAGAGGATTATCAAATTGAACATCTTGCCCCATAACATTTTGTAAAGCAGAGGTACTAACATTTTGCCCTAAAAGGTTTTGTAAATTACCAGTACCAATTTGAGAGTTTTGTGCAATATCCTGAAATGTCTGTTGTGCTATTGCTGTACCCATAGGGGTATTCTTAGCAAAGTTTTTTAATGATTGCTGATACGCTAATTGATCTGGCGTAAATCCAGCAACACCAGCAACAGTATTTGGGTTTGGTTTGAATTTTTCAACAGTATTGAAAGTTTGTTTCAATTGATCTTGAATAAACTTAGGTATCTCTTGTGTGTTCACAACAGTTTGTGTACCACCGCCACCACCTTTTCCCATTTTATAAGTCCTTATGATAAGTTATGTATGCTGGATACCAGCTTAGTTTCTCTAAATATTTGCCCCATGCTCTACGCCCAAAAGCCTCAAGATGGATACATTTGTTATGCTTTGCATGAGCCTCAAGAGTTTCTTGCACCATTGGCAACCACTCTTTCATGCGTGTACCACCCACAAAATCCATAGCTAACGCATAGCCCTTGGGGTAATAAATCATTCGTGTTGTTACAACAGCAAGTATTGTGTCCTCTTCTTCTACTGTCCAAACAAGGTATGCACCAAGTTTGCTTGCCTCATAAACATCGGAGATGTCTATTTTTCGTGGTGACAAACATACAGCTTTATTAAGAATAGGCTCAATCTCTTGCCATTTTCTATCCAGATATTCCACTGGAACAGGCAGAAATTTCATCCCAAAACTACATAAATAAAATTTCTATCTGATTGTGAATTGTTCGCATGGGTAATTACAAAGTTCTGTTTATTTCGTGCAGATATAAATATTGTGCCGTTTCCCACCTCCGCAGAAGCGTTAGCTGAAATAGGCGTGTATAAGATGACAGAGTTACTACCAGCCCTTAAATCCGTCACTGTAGTGCTTGTTGCACTAGCAGTTAGAGTAAATGTGCCAGTAGAGTTTAGCTTGCCCTCTATAAGTAAATTAACGGCACTGGCAACAGCTCTAGGGTCTCCACCTTGCTGTGGTAGTTTAGAAAAGCCAACACTCATCGTCTTCCTAAACCTACAGCATCAACATCAACACCTAGTGCATATCGCCAAGTACCACTAGCAGTAACGCGAACACGATGATACCGTCCATTACTTCTGACGGGTACGATATTATCAGAGTTTAATTGAGCAGTATTTGTAAAAGATACAGTATCAATCTGTCGAGAACGCGACCCCACTGAAACAGTGAGGGTAGGAGCTACATCTTTCGATGTAACATAGGGTGTTACGCTTTTTACAAGAGACTTTCTGAGATTTGCTGGCTCAAACTCTCCTGTTTCTAGCGTTGCAGACAATGCGTCACCAGTAAAGGACGCAATCTTACTACTTGAACTTGCAGCAAAGGCACTCTGACCGCCTCTAAAAAAACGTGAGTCCAAAGATGTACCTAGTGCGTCTAAGCTACTGGATATATTATCAAGTGCCTCAAGTGTGAAGTTTGGCGATACAATAGTACCAATAAATTCATGTCCTATTTCGGCTAATGACCATCTATTAACCGCATAATTATACATAATTATCTTATCTGGCTCACCAGAGATGCTTTCTCTTGAAACATAACTCCACAGAACTACTTGATTTACAGGGTCTATGGCGCAACTCAATCTGTTTATATGATTAGGCGATAGATCATCAAAGAAAAACGTATCAACCTTTTCTGCACCTATCGGAATACTGCGTTGGCCATTGAACATAAAAAAGCCATCGTCAGCTAAATAAAATATCTGTTGTGGTGATGTAGCCGATACAGAGTTTGGATATTGGCATCCATGCCCTGTCTCTACAGCGTCAAAAGTAAAGATAAGAGGCGTACCTACATATTGCATACGCACTATGCCTCTTTCTAATAACACTGTTCCATATTCACCACCAACTAAGCCAGTGATTTTACCCGCGTCAGGTATATCCTGAAAGTCAGCCTGATTAGTGCCAGTAGTCCATGTATCCGCGTCATTTATCTGTGACCACTGCACCCGAAAAGGGTTATTCGTAGAGCTTGTATTATTGTTAGCTGTTACTACAAAGTCTCTTATGACCGCAAGATGTTTTGCTTTTGGAGACCCAGAAACATCGGCAAAGGTACTTGAAGACCCAATGGTGTATTTTTGCAACAGATTACTCAATCCACTTGCTGCATAGACACTGTTACCAAACTGCACAAACTTCCATTGATCGTCACTAGCTAATGTATATGCGCCACTTTTTACATCTGTTAAGGCAGCCGTACTATTATTTAGTTTTAGTAGCTTAGTAGCGTTACCAGCAAATAAATGCACTGTGCCACCACTATCAATAGACCCAAAAAAACCTCGTAAATGCGAGTCTGTAGCTGCTGATAAATTAGCTAATCCCAAAAAAGGTCTATAACCTCTAGCTGCTGGAATAACATTCTTAGCGACTGTTGTACCTACTGAACCTAAATCACTTTGATCAGGTAGCCACTCTCCAAAAGGTATCATGTAGCACCATAATCCTGTTTCATCGTTAACGCACCACCGCCAAAACGTGCCTGTTGTGTATCTCTTTTTATCTCTGTCATGGCTCTGCTAAATAACGCATCATATTGTGTAGCTCTCGCCTCATCCATCAAGAAGGTATGCGCTGCAACCAAAGACCCATATAAAT